GACAAGCAGGATCAGAAACCATCTTCTCTGCTCGCTTGGCCAGCATTCTTCCCCAATCAGCTTCCAGGGCTGCCCATGAGAGGAAATCGGCTTGCGCCTGCCGCTCAGCATCGGTGACCGCCTGTACAAGCCCTGCGGTATCGGGAAGTCTGGGCTCGGCCTGAACGGCGGCGCAGAGATCGGGGGAGAGCCGGAGCGGATGAATCTCAGGGCTGGAGGGCGTCGCGCAACTCGCCAGCAGGCACGATAGGGCGCAAAGGGCAATTCGTTGCATCGAGGTTCACCGGCTTCTGGACAATCGTCCTGATCCTGACAGACGTCTTCAGGGCCTGAGCCACGCGCAGGCTACAGGCTGTTTCCGCCTCACTGGCGGCTTTTGTGGCCACGGCGTACTCGGAGGCCCGCAGGCTTTCCGAGGCCTTCAGGCGGCTCTCTGAGGCGGCTAGCGACGCCCTTGCTGCGGATAGGTCGCTCTTGGTGTGATTAAGGCGCAAGGTCTGGGTCGCGATCACGCCAGCAATCAGGGCTGCGGCGATCAGGCCGAGCCCTAACTTGCTGGTCAGGAAAGCCAGCACCTACGGCGCGGGCGCAGGCGTCTGAGCGGCGGTGAGGTCGGTGACGGCCTGGAGGTCTTCCGCCTGGGAAGCGGCGACCGCAGCGGCCACGACAGCCGGATCGGTTCCGGAACTGGCCTTCACGGCAGCGACAAGAGCCGCAAGGGCGTCGGTAAATTCTTGGGTGACCATGGCGTGTATCCTTTTGAACTGGAGATTCAGGCAATGCCTGAGATATTCGGGCGTGACGTTCGCGATCGAATGGTGCGGATGGTTGAGGAAGTCAATTTCGATGAAGTCCATCAGGTTGCCCCCGGCGACGGCGTAAAACCCGGTTGAGCCCTGACGTTATCGAGAGCCGCCCCAGCCGTCGCCACCGCACCTAAAGCGGCTTGTCGAGCTTGTTGTTCCTTCACGAGTGAAGCCTCTGCCGCCAGCGCCCGCTGTTCCATATCGGCCAACGATGAACGCAGGGTGGCGACCTCCGTCGAGATCAGGCCCGGCAAGTCCTTCTTCAGCTCATCCCAGCTTGTCGAGAGACTGGCCGAGATGGTGCTGACGATATCCTTCGGGCTCGCGACCGCAACGGGCTTCTGATGCGTATAGCCCCACCAGATGGCCACGCCGATCACCAGAAGCACCAAGCCGATGATGATGTCCGTCATGCCGCTTTCCTATGGTTCAGCACCGTCGAGACGATCCCGAGGATAGCAAGTCCTCCGGCCACCGTCAGGAAGATTGTCTGGACGTGCTGGATGATCGGTGCGCCCGCGTAGGCCGAGAGCTGATCGGCCCAGCCCTTCAGGATCGGAGCATATTGCGAGGCCTGGGTTGCCGCAGCACCCAGCACGGCGACGCCCCCGCCCACTTGAGCCACAAACGGCTTCTGCGTACTGAGCGGCGCTCCCTTGGCCCCCACAACGCCCGCCAGATGGATACCCTCGGCGATCACGCTGTCCGGATAGGGATCGGACCCGTTCTCGTGCAGAATGATGGCGCGCACCATGGCCGTCATGGTGGCCTCGTCGTCCACGTTGATCTGCGCATCTGGCGAAACACCCACGGCAGAAGCCACAGCCGTCACGTAGGCGCTGGTGTTGTTCTCTCCGGGAGGAGCCCAGCGGTTGATCATGCCGCGTATCGTGGAGAGCCCGTGTTGGGTCTGGTAGTTGATCAGCAGGCGCGCCGCCGCCCGAATGCCCCACTTGGGATCGGTGAAGACCACGAAGCGCGGGCCCGTGGACTGATCTTCTGCCGCGCCCTGCCACTGAGTATTGGGGTCGCGGTCGATGTTGCAGGGGTTGGCGTTGCGGATTCCGCGAGAGGTCATTGACCACCGAGACGCTTGAAGGCCTGCGATATTTCGCTGGCGAATGTGCCAGTCATTATAGCTATTCCGGTGCCAATACCAATCAGCCAGGTACGCCAGTTGGAAAGACTTTCAATCTTCTTCCCGTGGGTCTTCAGTGTATCCTCGATCCCGTCTTTCCAGCGCTCGTCGTCTTCCATCAGCGGTCATCCATAGCCGCAGAACGTGCGCCATAAGGGCTGCTGCGTTGGCTGCGAGCAGGAGGCCGGTTACGAATAGCCATCCATGCACCGGTCGCCCCCGCCACCAGCAATTGCACTCCAAAGATCACGTTATCTACGGCGTAGTATGTCCACGTTCCCTCGATCCGGAGAGGGAAACTCACGAGATCGAATACGACCATCAAGCCGTACAGTAGCAGGATGAGTTCAAAGGCGAAAGTTCGGCGTTTGTAACTTGAGGTTGCTACAGCCGCGCCGCAGATAAAATGAATCATCGGGATCACGATGGGGGCATTGGCGAAACCGAAATAGGAGACTGCAAGATTGGTCCCAACCCATGCGCCAAGCAGCACGATCCCCACCTTCTGAAGGACGTGATCCCGCGAGGACCGCACCGCCATCAGCATGGCGAGTACCGCGAGCAGGAAAGCGGCAGAAATCATCGTGTTACGGACCCGGAGGGGGCTTATTCGTCCCGTCAAAAGGCCGAACAATACCAGGACGTTCCACGATCAGGTCTTCCAGCGCACGATATAGCCTCTCGTGAAGGACCGCCACGGCGCGTGAGTCGGGGTTGCGGCTCTCCACGATCTGGAGCGCATCGTAGATGTGGGCCGCGTGGGCCGAAGCTTCTTCGTCGGTCATGATGTCTATCCTGTGATGGTGAAGGTTCCGTTCGAGGTAAACGTGTGGATCGTATAGCCACCGCTTGTCGTGATGGTTCCTCCGGTCGCGGCGACCGAGCCGGTAACATAGCGGATGATGACGGTTCCGTTGACCCCCGCCGCGCCCGCGCCGCCGTTGCCGCCATGGCCGCCGCATCCGGGTGTGCTGGGGAAACTGCCGCCGCCGCCGCCATCGCCACCCACGGCATAGGTAACCGAGGAGCCATTGATTGTGGAGGTGATCCCCTGGCCGCCATTGGGCGTGCTTCCGGCTAGATTCGCTCCGCCGCCGCCGCCGCCTGGGCCTGGATTGGCCGCGCCACCTGCGCCACTATGACCCTGGCCCGCAGTGCCTCCGACAACGGTTGAATTGTCCTGCCCGGAGCCCCCGCCAGAACCACCGACCCCTCCTGCGTTTCCATAGCCGCCACCGAGGCCGCCGCCGGTCGCCACAACGAGAGCGCCGATGGAGCTGTCACCGCCCTTTGTTCCGTCCGACCCGGCTCCGTTTCCGGGGTTGCCGCCCACCCCAACCGTGATTGTATAGGCCCCCAGGGCCAGCGTGGTTGCGCTCGTGAGGTAGCCCCCAGCGCCCCCGCCACCACCAGCGCCCGTCGAGGCCGTGACTGAACCGCCGCCGCCGCCGCCACCGGCCACCACAAGGTATTCCACCGTGCGCGTCGTAGAGCGCAAGGTGATCATCCCGCGAGGGCCTGCCGGGGTGCTTTTGGTCACGAGCCCCCAGAGATAGCGGTGGATTTGCGTCACGCGAGGATTTCGTAACTGACCGTGAAGACTAGTTTATTGGCGGTTCCTGAGGTGATGCTGATTGAGGTTCCCTCCTCCAGATAAACCTGGGTGGTCTTGTCGATCACGATCAGCGAAGCATTCGCCGGAACCGCAATGGTGGAGGCCAAAGCATAGGCGGTTCCACCAGAGGGGGCCGAGCCCTGCGCCACCGCCCCGTTGGTGTACACGGCCACCGTGGCGTTGACCGGATTGGTGCCGTCCACGTTGGCTGCAACCAGGCTGTTGAGCTTGAGCGCCTGCCCGCTGGCGGCGGCATTCGGCAACAGGATCACCGCCGTTGTTCCTGAGGGGATATAGTACGTCGTCTTGGCGGTGATCGTGGTGAGAGCATTGAGGTTGGGAGCGGCCATGGGGCTTTCCTAAAGTCCGAAGACGAGAGCTGCGGCGATGGGATTCATCCCGGCCACATACGATGTTCCGTTGCTTTGCAAGACCGCCCCGTTGGGAACGATCGTGCTGCGGCCCGTGCCGCCATTGGCGATAGTCTGGACGTCACCATAGCGCAGGGCGTCACCCGCCACCGAGGGCGCACCCAGGCCTGTGATCTTGAAGTTGTGCATCGGAAGATCGGCGGTCGGGGTTTGCGTCCCGTCCTTCAACATGCAGGTGCTCAGCCCGGTCGTCAGATCGGTCTGAAAGGCGTTGAACATGGTAGAGGAGATCACCGTAGAGGTGACCACCGGCAAACCGACCGAATTGGCGCTCCAGACACCGGCCCCATTGAAACTCATAGCTTCCAAGCCTTCTCAAAGAGGAAGAGGGAAAGGCCGATCAGGAGGCCCGAAAGAATGGTGCTCATGGTAGCGCATGGAGGCCCAGCTTGGCCCCCTCTCCCAATCCGAGCCCAATGGCTCCGTACATGGCGATTTTCTTGCGGAAGGCGGCCTTCCCTTGGGCGGTCGTCGCGGCGTCGGCCAGTTGCAGGAAGTCGCGGTATTCCTGATCCTGAACGAGGCCCTTCTTGGCCAGCTTGTCCACGATCTGCCGGGCGGTCGCAGCGGAATCCTTCGGGGAGAGCATTTCCAGCTTCGCGGCGGCGGCCTGGAGGTCCGGGGCCAATTTATCGATGGCCTTGGCCCGCTTCGTCCATTCCAGTGCTTGCGCCCAATTCTCGCGGACAGGGACGCTCGTTCCGCCCGTGTAGGCATCTTCAACCGAGTTGAGGGCCTTCACGAGGTCGCGGCGCTCAAGCTTGTCGATGGCCGCTGCGCCGGAAACCTCGCCCTGGAACGCGGGCTTGGCGATCTGGCGGCGCAGGTTCTGGATCGTTTCGAGGCTCGGCTTCGGTCCCGAGTCCGGCGAGAGCGTGTCGATGATCTGCTGGTAGACCTTGCTCTGATCCGCCGTGGGGATCGTGGCGACCGGACCATTGGGGTTCTGCTTAGCGCGAAGCGTGGCCACGAGCTGCTGAGCCTCGGGCGTATCGGAGGGGGCAATGCCCTGTTCTGCCTTCTTGGCGACCACAGCATCCATGGCGGCGCGCGCCTCATTGCTGGCGGCTTTCCCGGCTTCGGCCTTGGCGGCGGCTTGGGCTCCGGATTCCTGCTGGGCGAGCACCTTGGCGAGAGCGGCTGAGCGCACATTCTCCGCCGCTGGCGTAGCTCCCGCATCCAGAACCGAGGCGATGCGCTGCCCAGCCGTCCGAACGGCGGGCATGACCATTGGCAGAAGTTTGGAGGTCGCGCCCCCGACAAGCTTCGCGCCGGGAACGAGCGAGGCTCCGGCGGAGAAGTCTTGCAGGGCGGTATGGGCTTGGTCGTTCAGCGGTGGTGATTTGCTGCCCGTGAAGTAGTCTCGGGCCGTGTCGTAGTAATGACCGCCGAGGGCGGAGCCGAGCCCGACACCTTCCGTCTCTGCCGCCGCCGCACCCACGCCACCGGAGGGGATGGCCATGGCCGCCGCAGCCGGAGCCGCGAGAACACCGCCCGCGATCATGCCCCCCGTCTGCATGGCTGTGCGGCCATACTTGCCAGTGAGGTTCTGAAGGCCGTGGGCGACGCTATCCGCCGCTTCCACCGCCCGATCCATGAAGGATTGAGGCTTCGCTGGAGCCATCCCGACTTTCTTGTCGAACTCGGCGCGCGGCATGTCCGAGTAGTGCTTCGCATACAGAGCATCGGCCAGCTGCTTGTCCGACATGTCGTCGTAAGCACCGGGGTTCTGTGCGCGAAGCTCGGCAATCGTTGCCATCAGCGGATGCCTAGCGGATCGGGTTTAGCGGCTCCGGGCTTGATCGTCGGATTCAGCGTCACCGCCATATCGCCCTCCATCTTGGACAGGCGGCTATCGAAGCCAGCCGTGCGGTTCGCCATGTCCTTCTTCATGGTGGCGATACCGGCGGAGAGCTGGCCTTGGTTGGCGAACTTGGACAGGCGGTCGTAGGCCTCTTTCCGAGCCGAGTCGGTCGTGGCCGCCGCCCCCATCGACCCCGAGGTGACTTTTGCGTACTCGTCCAAGAATGTGCCCAGAGCGGCGTCGAATTGAGTGACACCGGGATCACCGAGAACCGCTTTGCGGCCCGTTTGAACCCACTGGTTCAGGATCGGAGACTTCAGCGGTCCCGCGCCCTTGGGCGCAAGGCTGAGCGCAAGGTCCGCGTTGCGAATGGCGGTGTCTTCGAAGCTCTTGACCTTTTCAGCCTGCGTCGTGAGGTTACGGTAGGCACCCGAGGTCGCATTGAACTTGGCCGCGTTGCCTGCTGCCTGCGTTCCAGACAATCCCGCCGCCTGCGCCTTTTGGGCCGCCGCCGCAAGAACGGCCTGCTTAAGCACCGCGCCGCCCATTCCCATGGAGTCCAGCTTGCCAGTGGCGAGATATTTTTCTGCAAGGAAGTTGATGGTCTGCGGATCGGGCGTTCCGGCGCGCTGCTTGGCCAGTGCGAGGTTTTGATACTCGATGCCAAGCCGGGCTTTCGAGAGACCAACATCAGCCCAGCGGGCTTTCAGGTTCTCCTCGGAAATCTTGGCGGCGTGGCCATCGTAGACAACCGAGGGATCGCCTGTGAGTTCGTTGACCTTGATCACCACATCCTGCGGAATACCAGCCTTCTGCTTTTCCTCCGGGGTGGCGTAGCGCTCCTTGGGCTTGAGCGCGTTCTGCGTCACCGCCGTGATCATGGGCTCAAGGCCAGCCGTTCCGCGAGCCTCTGCGATGGCGGCGGCGGCGGGCGCGATTTCCGGCGGAAGGTTCAGGGCCGGAACGAGGGCCTTGGCGCGCGTGACATCCGCCATGCGCTCCTGCTCTTTCTGCGCCGCAGCATCTTCCAGATCGGAAATCTTCTGCACCTGCTCCTTAGCGGATTGCACCATCGTGCCCGCCTGCGCAGCGTAGGGCGTTCCGGCGAACTGCGCTTGGAGAGCGAGCGCCTTCTGGTAGTCTTGGAGCGCCTTCATCTTGCGAGGCGATGGAGGCGGAGGAGTGGCCTGGGCGACCGGAGGCGCTGGCGTGGCGTCAGGAGGCGCTACGGGAGGCGCCTGCGGGCCTTGCGGCATCGGCTGGGGCTGGACAGCTTGCGGCGGTTGCATGGGCTCAGGGCGCGGTCCTGCGGGCGGAATACCCGTCAGGGCCTCGGGGCTGAATTGAGCCTGCATATCCGGCGGCGGAGGTGCGGCAATCGGCGCGGCCACGGATGAGGAAGGATCGCCGAATTGGATGTTCAGGGCTTGATTGAAGGCTTGGGCCGTGCGCTGGCGGAGCTGATCTTCGTGCCCAGCGGCTTTGCGGGCTTCCCACGTCCCAGCGTAGCCCTGCAACGCCTTGGCCAGTACCGCCGTCCATGGGATCGGTGCCTGCGTGCCCTTGTAGGACTGGATTTCGATGGGCTGTTCCGCCTGCTGTGTCAGTATATCCGCAAGCTTCTGGCGGCGCTGGATTTCCGCAAGCTGAGAGCCATAGTCGGTGAGGCTGACTTGCGGCATCTAGTGAGGCACCGGCAAGAAACGGGTAGCCGCCCCGGCGATACTGCCGATGGCGTTCATGTTGGCGTTGTAGCCAGCCATCTGCTGGCCATAGATATCTTGGTTGTAGAGGCCCTGCTGCTGGACGCCCTGGAAGACCGGAGCAGCCTGCACGTTCTGGCCCGTGTAGGCCTGGAACTGCGGGTTCTGAATCTGGCTTCCCGACATCAGCGCCGTGATCTGGTTCAGGGGTTGGTTGTAGAGCCCGAGTTGCTGGGCATAGTTCTGCTGCTGAGCGGTGTTGGCAAACTGGCCCGCTTGCACGTTCTGGCCGAATTGCTGTCCAAGTGCGCTGTTGTAGAATCCAGCCTGCGCCTGCTGCTGGCCAAAGCCCTGCTGATTGGCGCTCATGTCCAGGCCGATACCTTGCAGGGCGGCTTGGGATTCGAGATCGTTGAAGTCCTGACCCTGCTGGCGCATGGCGTTGTTCCACGCCTCGGAACCCTGCGGAATGCCCTGGTTGGCCAACCGCTGCGCCGTCGCCGCCCGCGTCTGCTCGATCTGCGGCTGAAGGCGAGCCAGAATCGCCTGCTGGCCAGTCATACCCGCATTCACCGGCATTTTGGCGATGCCGGATGTATCAATCGAGGTCTGAAGGGGTCCTACGTCGGGAAGCGAAGTCTGGACGCCAGGTCCCTTGTACTGGAAGCCCGTACTCAGGACGTCGGAGGCCTTGTTGATGCCCTGAGAGGCGAGCCCGGCTTCCTGCGCCTGCACCTGTTGCTGGGCGGTCAGCGCCGCCTGGGCCTCTGGAGTCAATGTCTGGCGGATTGTCGCCTGCGGCGTGTTCCCTGGATTGTTCGGATCGGTCGCCCACGATACCGTCTGGTTGCCATAGGGCGAGATGATGTTGGGGTTGGAAAGAACCGCACCCGAGATGGCGCTGTCCTTGTTCGCCACACCTTGAGCTGTGGCTGCCGCAGCGTAGTCAGGAGCCGGTGGCGGCGAGGGCTGCTTTTTACTCACGAGCAAAAATCCTTGATGGCCCATGACGGGAGTGTATTGTCAAAGACATGGCCCGAATGACCCGCTCCGATCCCGCAAGATTTACCTCGAAGTTCGAGCGTCGAGGCGATGCGGAGTGCTGGCTGTGGGGAGCGGCAACTAGTCCGCATGGATATGGACTTTACAACGATGACGTCGGTGCTGAGCGACTCAAGTGCCGCTTCGCTCATCGCGTGGCCTACGAGCGAGCGCATGGCCCCATCCCAGCGGGGATGTTCGTCTGTCACATATGCGACAATCCGCCGTGCGTGAATCCCACCCATCTTTTCGCCGGAACGGCCGCCGACAACGTTCGAGATAGCATTCAGAAGGGGCGCTTCAAAAATCCGCCGTCCTGGGAACTTAGGAACCCGGAAACGGTTGTTCGGGGCTCGCGCCACGGAATGGCGAAACTTACCGAGGAAACGGCAAGAGAGCTTCGGGGGCGCATTCAGGCTGGCGAAAAACTTCTCCGCCTTGCCAAAGAGACCGGCCTCGCTAGAAGTACCCTCAAAAAGCTTCGGGATGGAGAAACTTGGCGTCACGTCCTCGATTAAAACGCTTTGCATAGCGTTCCCCTAGAAACCTACAATCGGCTTTCCTCAGGGTGTAGAGGACGATATCGCCGTCAGGGTGACAATCTTTGAGTCTGCACTCCTCGGTGAACCCCATGTTCACCGCAAGGTGAATGCTCTTGGTGTTTGTCTCCACGATAGGACTGACCACGGCTTTTACACCACAAACCTGAAACGGGTAATCGAAAATTGCGAAGATGAAGTCTCCGGTGAGCGGTCCCTCCACCACGATATGAGCCATTAGACTCGCGCCATTCCAGTTTTCATAGATGACCCCCGCGATGATCCGGCCATCTCTCCGCAACCCGATGGCGCTGGCGCGGCCCTCAAAGAAGCCCATCTCCAGCTTATCGGCCACCCAGCGACCGATCTGTGGACCGCTTTCTATTACAGAGGGCATGTAATCAGATTCCGGCCCAGCCCTTTTGATAAACCACGTCGGTGCTAGACCATTGGATTTGATCACCAATACTAGAGGTTTGCACCTGTAGGCCTCCGCAATACCCTATTCCGGTGATTCCCAGCCACGTATTGGTCACCACAAGGCCTTGACCCCAGATGGCCACGTCCCATACACCGCTATCCCAGAGGCCGAAGGTGGAGGGAACGAAGGTCAGGGGCGCGGTGGTGTTGGAGGTATCGAAATCCACGTTCATGCCGACCGCGATGGCTGGCGTCCCGTCTGTGAAGATTGAGGGACGGGCGCGCGTGAAATACTTCTTCACGCCACGCTCCTCGAAGTAGTTGAAGGCTTGCAGGGCCAGTGTTGGGATCGCAGCTCCGTCATCCGCCATCGAATCATCCCAGGCGTGTCCGACATAGGAAGGGCCGCCAAAATAGGGTTCGTCTTCAAACAGCGTCCAGCAATTGGCCTTCCAGCCCGTGAAGTTGCACCATGATTTGGTGATCGTGTTCATGGCGTATTGCTGCTGCGTCCCAACCGAAATCGGGACGTTGATCCACACCCCATTGCGCCTTGGGAAGTAGAACACCTCCCAGCCCCGAGCTGCCGGCGCATTCGACAGACTGTCGGTCGCCGCCGAGATCGCGCCCTGAATTTTATCGGAGAGCGCCACCCTCGGATCGAGACGGGAACTCTGCAACGCCGAGGCCAGCGGGAGCAGCCCGTCATAGGTCAGGATGAGCAGATCGCCGCCCCACTTCAACATGCAGCGCGGGCCAATGGGAGCGCCCAATGACCATACGCCGATCAGCGAGAAGGTGCTGGCCGAAGCCGGGTCGGTTCCCGCGTAGACGATCACCTCTCCTTCGCTGGTGATGAACACCAGATTGTCGTCCACGCCATAGCCTGCATCGATAGTCCACGAGTCGAGATCGACTAGATAGCCGCCCTTCTTGGCGATGGCGGAGAGGTCAAAGGCGGCGGCGGTTCCTCCGATAGAATCGGTCGGCAGGTACCATGCCTTGAGCGTATTCTTCTGGATGAACCATAGGCGGTGCTTGAACAGCGTGACATTGACAAGGCTTGTCGTGGACACCCCGGAAATAGCAGGCGTCGTGCCCCCGTCGATAAACGCCCAGGTCGCCCCATCATAGAGCAGCAATTTGTCTATCCCATTGACGGAAACCAGATAATTGCCGCCCGATGTGGTGATATTGCTGTACTCCCAATAGCCGCTGGACAGCCCGGTCTTCGCCGCCGCCGGGACCGCGCCGGCCACACTGGCGTTGAACAGGTCACCCGCCGCCGTGTAGGCCCACATCTGCGATGTCGCCGCCCCGTTATAAGTCTGGAGCGACTGCACCTCTCCGCTCAGGCCCGTGGCGAATTGCGTAAAACCTCCCCGCAGCACCACATTGGAGATATCGGGCCAGAGGTTGGTCAGGGTGACCGCATCCATCGGGTCCATGTTGGCGTAGCTGTCGCGGGCGTTCCAGCCACCCACGGGCGCGGGAAGGCTCTGGACGGCCTGCACGGAGCCCGGCGTGGCGGGATTTCCATACCGGCGCTGGTATTGCTGGAAAACACTCATGACTATAGCGGGATGCTATCCGGAATGTTCGACCAATCGAGCAGAACACTTCCCTGTCTAGGCGCGAACGAGAGGTTGGCTGCGGCTACGTTCTGGGCGATGTCCGTCTCAAGTTCACTCATGTAGTCTTGGAACATGGCCTGCGTCGGGAAGCCCTTTGCCTCGAAATATTTGAGTTTCAAGGACAAAACCATCAGGCGGTCTTTGTAGATACAGGTGTCTGTGTCGGCGGCGAAACTGTTCTGGACCGTCCCCGTGGATGACCTGGCCCACCCCTTGGAGCGGTACTCGAAACCCAGATTTTCGGCATTGGAGAAGGCCGGCCAGATTTGCAGATAATCCCCCAGCAGCCGCCACCTGACGCGGGGACCGGTGGAGATATAGCCGCTCATCAGCCATTCCCATTGCTGGGCGTCGGTAGGACCGATCATCTCCCAATGGGCCGACTTGTCCCACTGCGTACGATTGACGATGCTGTCGTAATCCGATGGCATCGCGTACTTGGCTTTCTGGAAATAGATCGTCTGAGCCGAGCCTGTGACCGTGGCCTTCTGGGTCGCGGTGATCTGGGTTCCCGAATCCACGGACTGGATGAACGTGGCGTTCGGGAACCCTCCCCCCACAACCATGTAGGTCGTATCCAGCGCCGCCGTCGATGGAATGGCGGTGATGACCTGGGACCCGGAAGCAATCGTTCCGGTGGTGGTCAGGAAGCTCGTGAAGAAGCTGTACTGCGTGGTTAGCTCACGCCAGTCCGCCTTGCGCAGCAGCTCATAGCCCGAGGCGTTAGCCAGGGCCAGAAGCTGCGTCACGTCCTGATTGGCGTTCCCGATGACTGTGGCCGGGATCGGAATGCCAAGTTCAGCCGTGGCTTGCTGCACCAACTGGAGAAGCGTGCTGTTCGCCACCGGTCACCTTCTTTCCTCGTGCGGCGCGGGCCTTGGCCATGCGGATTTGGGTCGGGGTCATGCCAGACGGTTGATCGACAATTGTCGGGACGGCGAATGGCTCGGCAGGCTCCTGTTTGGCCTCCAGCCGCGCCATCAGTTCCCGCAGCTGATTCTCCATCTCGGCCAGCTTGCCCTGGGTCTTCTCAAGCTCGATACGCTCGCCCGTGCGGTTCTTGCCTGCCAGATAGTTCTGCGCCGCCACCTTCAGCGTCGCCGCACCCATCCCCACACGTTGCATCTGCATGTCCTGCATACCGGCGACCTGTTCGACCGTCTGGAAGCCCATGGCCTGCATCTGAACCATCTGGTTCTGGTTGAACAGCTCCGGCTGCTCCAGATTCCACTGGCTGAGCGGCGTGCCCATGGCCAGCGTCCCGGCGTTGTCCTTCTTCATCTGATAGGCCAGCCAATGACGCGGAAAGCGCTGCTTGTCGATGTCGCGTACGGGACCATCGTGCCGGTGCGTGGTGTCGCCCGGCGTTTGGATGATGCAGTAGGTTTCCGTGCGCTTGACCGGCTCAAGGCGTCCGATCTCCGGGGCGACCGGAAGCGTGACCTCGCGGTCGTAGAACTCCACAAACTGCGTCGTGTGGGGCATTCCGGTCTCCATATCGAGACCGTCAGTGTAGAGGGACATGGGTGGCTCCTCAGAAGGTTTAGCTGGTGGCGAGTAGGCCGACCATCCAGGTGGAGCCCGAATCCGCCACGCAAACGCAGACACGAGCGGTCGGGATATCGAATGACGTTGCGGTCGCATTCAGGGTGCTGGCCGTGTTGAACGGATAGACCTTGAGAGTCTGGCCGCTGTCGTTCCGAATCCACACGCTGGCCCCCATCTCGGTCGGCGGAAGCTTCACGCCCGTCGAAGCTGAAGACGTAGTGATGCGGTTGAGCGACGTGGACAGTTGCAGGGCATCCGCCGCCGTGGTGCCGACCGCCACAAGGCCAGAAGTGCCGGTGCCGCAGATGGAGGAGGTGGAAAGCGGAGAATTGCCTGCCGCTTGGACGTGGGATGGAATGGTCATTCTTCGATCTCCAAATCAGGTTTCTAGCACGGCTGCTTCATGTTCTCCACGACGGCCTGCATCAACCCATCGCCATCGACAGTAATGATGCATCCCGCTTCTATCAGGTGATCCGCAAGCTCCGGGAACAACTCCGCCTGCCGAGCCATGGTCAGCGATGAGGTGAAGGTCTTTCCGTTCAACGTCACCTTGCAGAGCGGATGGTGGTCGTTCATGGGCTGGCGATAGGCGTGGCCCATACCGTCCCGGTGCGAGGAGTCGTAGCCGAACAGATGGAGCTTTCGGAAGCCCATGGCATAGACCAGGCACATCGCCAGCAGCCCCACATTCACACCCCCGCCGATAAGAGCATGGGAAGACCCGTGATCGGCCTCATAAGGGGCTGTGTGTTCGTCAATTCCCGCCATGCCCGGATGCCAGAGCGTCGTCCGCTTTTCCGGGACCGCATCCACCACACACGGCGCGCATTGCGAAGCCAACAGGTAGTGGTTGGCGCGACCGATCAGCATCGCATTCTCAGGCCGCGCATCAGCTATGACCTGATAGTCGGGAACGATCTGGCGTTCATTCAGGAACTTGGCGGCCCCGTTCAGGGCAAAGACCGTCTGTCCAAGCAGAATGCGCTTTTCAAGGATCGGAAAGGTGTCGACCAGGGAAGGACCGCCACCGACCAATACGGCGTGACCCTCCCCTGGCCCCACTAATTTCACCCACGGCAGAGCGCGCGAAGAGTTGGCTCTGACGTTGGCGAACAGCACATCGTCTGGAGTGTTACAAATCAGCTCTATGTCCATTTGTAACACACCTAAGTCATTGAAGTCCCTAGGACACCCGGCCCTGAAGGTGCGGGCGATCAAGCACCACAACCACGGTTGTCGCAGCCGAAGCGGCGGTCGCCGTCGAGGACTTGGCCCCCAGGATTTCCTTGCCGGACGCGGTATTGCCGATCTTGCCGGTGGAATTCACCCCCACAGACACGCTCGGCAGAACCTTGACCCCCGTGGATTTGGCCACGACCGCCGAACCGCCGATCTGATACCAACCCCAGAGCGCCGCCGTGCTGGCCGACATCGCCACACCCACCGGGCGGGATTGGTTGGCCGTGGTGGCGCAGAGAGTCGTCTGATAGGTCGTCGGGTCCCAGATGACCAGGGAGCCGATTGCCGTCGAGGCGACGCCACGCAGAAGGATGAACTCCCCTTCCCCGTAGGTCGGATCGAAGGCCCGAACGACTTGCCCCAGCACCATCGGCGGAGACGGAATAGCCGTGGACGTGTTCGCCGGAGTGAAGCCGGCATCGGTGTTCGCGAGATTGGCCGGGAAGCCAAGCTGCGGAAGGGTGACGGAAAAAGCCATTGTGCTGCTCCCCTCTAGGCTTCCAGGAGGCCTTGGAACTGGCCGCCCGAACAGGTCATGTTGCCTGCCCAGCCGATCAGTTTAACCACGGCATCCTGGTTGACAGCTTGGCGCTCCCCGCCAATCGGGACGAAGTTGCGGTCCTTGTGGGGCCGGAAGAACAGGTACTTGGTGTTCAGGAAGAACATATGGGCCGAGGGCGCAGCCGCCCCGATCCCGCCATCCAGCACCACGTCAGAGGCCATGCCCGCGCCGTAGTACTTGAGGGAGGCGAAGCCCGCGCCGGCCATGCCATCGCCCGCCTGCGCGACCCGCTGGATCGACTGAAGCGAGGAAAGATAGAGCCGATAGTACGTATTGTCGGTGACGATCAGGTCCGGCTTGTCGGTGCCACGGATCAACTGGACAGCCACCGCATCCATGTACTGCGTGATGTTCGCAGCCGAAACCGCCGAGCCACCGTCCGTCACGCCGCGATAGCGAACAGAACGCCAGAACGTACCGATGGTCGTGGAGCGGTCAATACCGCCATAGGTGCCGGTCGTCGGATCGTCGGGAACCGCCGCACCCAGGCCGGTGATGTTCTTGCCGCTGTTGCCGGTGCCATCGAGGTAGATGTCCCCGCCGATCCGGTTCATCAGTTGGCCTTCCGACACATCCATCCGACCGTCGAGCAGATCGATGATGGCTTCCTTGCCGGAGTTCTGGATCATCTCCAGGCCAGAGATCGTGACCGCCGAGGCATACTGCGTGATGGAAAACTGCGCGGCGCTGATCGGGCTGTTCTGGCCGACGTTCAGAACCTCGTATCCCGAATAGCTGTTGGTGTTGTTCGTGGTGGAGTCGTTGTACATGATCTCCTGCAAGATCACGTTGCCGCCAGAGAACGGCTTGACGTTTCCACGGTCTTTCAGACGACGCAGCAGAGCCACGTTGTTCGTCACGTTGTCGGCCAACTCACCCGAGCGACTTTGGATCGTCGTCGCGATGATGTCGCTGACCGAGCTGTTGGCAAAGGCCATGAGCCTGCCTCCTGATCAGGGTTGCATCAGAAGCGCTCGGTCAGACTGTCGAATTGCTCCGCCAGCATCGAGCGCCGGTCTTTTGCGTTGGTCGCTGGGCGTGCGCCGGGTGTGGAGCTGCGCGGGCTAACCGCTGCTGCCCTGGCGTTTTTCGCAGCTTTGTCGGCTGCTGCGCGTCTATCCGTCTCCGCCTGGGCTTGTAGGCCCTCTTGCATCGACTTGAACGCATCGTCATCAAGGCGCTTGGCCTTTTGATAGGCCGTCTCCAAGTCAGGCGCAAGACTATTCGCCAAAAGCGCCTGCATCGCCGGTCGATGCTCTTCAAAATCCGGGTGCGTTGTCTTGAACTCATCGATTTCAGCTTGAAGAACCTGATCCTGCTGCCGCTGTTCCCAGGCCGAAAGCTCATGCTGCACGACCGCAGCGACATCCACGGGAGGCGGCGTGTAGGTGGGAATCGCATAGGCGTCTTCCGGATTGAACTGAATGCCGTATTGCGCCAGCAGGTTTAGCGCGTAGGCCTTCTTCTGTTCCGGCGGAGCGTTGCGCAGGATGTGGTCGGCGTGCATCAGGGCTTGCAAGGCCTGCACCGGCTCAACCCCGGCGGCCCGCTGGTTCTCACGGTAGGGCTCCAGAGCTTCATTGACCTGATCGGCGAACTTGGCCTTCGGGATAATGTCCTCGATCCCGCGCTTCATCTCCTCTTCCCGCTGGTAGGCATATTCCACCAGGGCTGCGGTTTCAGGCTTGCTCGCCGCCGTCAGCCAAAGCTCGTGCTTGTCCTTCTTCCACGAGTTGGGAGGCCGCTTCCAGACAGGCTCCTCAACCGGCTCAGTGGCTACAGGACTTTCATCCACAGGCGCAGCGGCGGCAGGCAGGAATTTGCCGTCTGGGCCTCGCGGTCTCTCCACCTCCGGTGCGGCTTGCTCAGCAGGCGCGTCATCGGCGGCGGCCTGCGTCTGTTCAGCAGCATCCAAGGCTGCGGCCAGCATGGCGTGGCGGTCCTGCTTCTCTTCGGGAGGTGCGACTTCAGAGGTTTCATCACTCACGGCTGTAGGCCTTTCTTGAGGTCTTTCAGAAGCTTGTTGGCTTCGCGGTCACTCACATCCGCCAGTCTCTTGTGGAGGACTTCACGGCGCGTGTTCTTCATCGGCGGCTTCTTGATGTGCTTGGCAGGGTCCTCGTTGCCGATCTCGACGCAATCGTGGGCTCTCAGATGCTCACGGTGCTGGGCGCGGCTGCTGATCATGGAGCCGTCGATCATGGATCGGTAGGGCTCGATATCGCGGATCACCGTGGGGCGCGGAAGTTCCGATTCTTTCCATGGCTCCTCGTGCCGCCAGAAAAGCACTTCATCATTTTCGATCTCGGCCTTCAGTTGGCCGTCTCGGCCCCAGATGGCGCGGTAGCGGGTCATGCGGGCTCCGGTGCGGCTGGCTCTGGCGTGGCCTCGATCACATCCAGAGCATGTTCGTGTTCGGCGTCCTGCATAAGAGCTTCCGCTTCCCGATCCGCCGCCGCGATCTCGGCCTTCACGAGTTGGGCGCTGCCCTGCACCTTGGCGCCGATCTCGGCCACGGTGATCGCCGTAGCGGCATCCAATTCAGCCTTCCATTTGCGGAAGGCGTCCTCAGTGGCGAGTTCATGCTGCCGGGCGGCCTCGGTATTGCGCGCCTTCATCATCTCCAGCTCCATCTGGTGCTGGGCCTTCATCTGCTCGATCTGAAGCTGGGCGGCGGCCTTCCCCTTCTCGATCTCGGCGTCAGCCTGCATCTGGGCCTGCGCCTGCTGTTGAGCGGCCTGCTGCTTCAGCATTTCGGGGTTGGGCTGTGGATTCTGCGCCGCTTGGGTGAGCTGCTGGATCGCGGTGTCGATGGTTCCTTCGATGGCCTTTGCCGACTTGAAGCCCGCCACGCCGAACTTGATCATTTCCATCAGCATCGGAGCAAGCTGCGGCGTGGATTGGCCTGCCGGGATGGCTTCGCGCAGGAAGTTGCTGAAGGCATTGAGAAATTCGACGCGATCCTGTTTGTTCTGATTCTCGTCAAGCTGCACAAGGCTGTCGGCGGCGATCTCGATGCGGAACGCCTGCATCGGACTGTCGCGCAGCAATTGCAGGGCTTGCGGGATGATCTGCTGATCTTCAGGGTGAAGCTGATCCGCCGCAGCGTAGGCCAGGATGGTTTTGTCCTGATACTTGGTGCAAATGACCTGGGCTTTCAGCCGCAACAGGCCGGTGGCGAAAAGCGCAACAGCATCCTGCATGGCGCGCAGACGAAGACCCGCATATTGCCCCTTGATCTGCTGGGCCGTGGCCGTCTCCGAGGCCGCCCCTTCTCCCCGGATGATGTCCGATATGCCGGTGATCTCGTAGATTTGCCCCTTGATCTGATCCATCGCCTGATAGGCCTGAAGAAGGCATGACGCGATCATGTCGATGGGCAGAATATCGATGGAGCCCTTCAGGCCACCCTTCTCTGAAAGTGCCGACCAATTATCCACAGGGATGAGGATATTGTTTTCGCCCTCGGTCAGGAGGCGTTGGAGAGCGGGTTGGCTGGCGTCGTAGATGCCCCTGACGCGCAGTGCTTCCACCAAGCCATCGATGCGATCAGCCAAGGTGTCGAGTTCTCTGGCCTGATCTTGATAGAGCGTGAAGTCGGGAACGGGTATGAGGCTGTCAGTTGTGGTGGTGGCGTAGAGCGGCTTGTCGCAAGGGAAGAAGCATTCCAGGCCAAGGGGGTCATCCCGCTCGTCTAGCAGCTCCAGAACGCCCTCTTGGAACCAGCAGACCTTGCCCGTCTCCTTGTCCCACAGCTCGCATACCCGAGCCCGGTCATTGATGCGGGTGGCCGAGCCGTACTTGGTGAGTTGTTCCGGAGTGGTGTCGAAAGCCATTTTGTTGGCGATCTCGGACCCGAAGCGCTCCTCGGCGGCTTCGCGGGTCAGGAACACCCAGCGCCAGACTTGCTGGACCTCTTCCCAGGTCCGCGCGACGGAATGGCCAAAATCACGCCAATGCACATAATCCACAGGGGCGCATTCGTAGTCGATTTCCTCCGGAGCGCCCTCATTGCCCGCAGTCTGGTTATGGGTGTCGGCAGCCTCGCTTTCCGTGGCGTCCGTCAGTTCCAGGCCGTCTTCTGGGATGTCCTGCTTGCTGATGTGGGGATCGTAGCGCACCCAGCCGACGCCACGTCCGCCGAGAAACCGGTCTTCGACGCAGTTCTTCATGGTCGCGCGGTAGTCGGGATAATGCTCGATCTCGTAGTCCAGGCTGCGCTCGATCAGCAGGGACGCGACCCTTCCCACCGGATCATTGTCCCCGAACCGGCGAGCCACATCGGCCTTCGGAAGTCGGGAATAGACAGCCGGAACGAGGGTCTGAACATTCGACCAGAGGATGTTGAAACGAGCGCGGTCAGTTCCCACGACCTGATTGCTGTCATCGCGGTAGCGCTTCAGCAGCTTCGTGACGCGACTGACCCACTTCTTGAATTCGTTGTCGTATGACTTTGTGACCAAAAGCCATTTGGCGACGGGAGATTCAGGAGCCTCGCTCATCGCGCAAACTCCATGATCTGCGATTCACCTTTGCGGCCCGACAGGACGAATGGGGCCTGCTTCATGCGATAGCCATGATCGCTAAGATGCACGCGGACAGAACTGGCGATGAGGATTGCCCGCTTCCACTGAGCCGAGGTGAGCCATGTCTGGAAGACATATCCATCCGGCGGCCACACCGCGAGCATGGTCCGTGATGGATCAGCATCCATGTGCGAACCCTTCCGGACACCCGGTCCCGTAGGCTCGATGTCGATGGCGTCCACGTCGCAACCGATCCGGCGCAACAGATAGGCCCAATACCCATCACCCGCGCCGATCTCCACGACGGGGGACCGCTTGGCAATCAGCCTCAGGGCTCGCTCGGTTGGCTTGGCCCACATCACGGATAGTGAACCACGTTTGCCGCACCCGGGTAGCCCGCTCCGTTGCTCAGACTGCAATTGGCGAAGACGTAACTGTTGGTCGCGAAGTGCTTGGATGTATCGAAAAGTACAGAACCCTGAATTTTACAGTTCAGGATGAATCCGTTATTCATTGGCCGCGCGAAGTTGAAGGTGTATGGCGTGGTGGTGTGAATGTCATCATAGAGATTACAGTTCACGATGGCGGTATCCGACACATCATCGGCAGTGCCATCATCGTTCAACATAACAGCGGTGTCGATGTTGGTGTTTGCCGTCAGGCCGTATACTAGAAGATTATTGCAACTCACCGCCCCGGCGCGGGCAAAGAAACAGACTTCCGGGTGGCCAGTTGCCGCAGGAGAGGCAAGATTTGTCACGGCACCACCGATCAGCACCAGGCAGTTGCCGAAGCCGTTCTCTCCGATGGTGTCGAGGGTGATGTTGCGTTGGAACTGCACCGAATCGAAGCCGATCGAGTTGGTCGAGACCGTCGAATCCGAGGCGTAGTAGATGCCCGCGAAGTTGCTGAAGTAGGCCGTCTTTGTCGTCTGGCTCCCGCCGACCCAGGCGCATCCGTCAGACCATGGCTGGCACGCTACGCTGCTGATCGTGCCGGTGTTAACGATGTTTCCGGTGACCGTCAGGCCCTTCAGGCGAACCCGCTGCGTTCGGATGCCAGCGGCCCCTCCGCAGCCGCTGATGATCACGCTGGCCTGGGCGACACCGGGAGCCGCAGAGATGGTCAACCATCGATTGGTCGCCGTGTAGCCGAAGTTCTCAGTCGCCGCCCCAAGCGTATAGGTCCCGGCCTGAAGATAGATCGTTCCTCCCCCTACCTCACCGCCACTGCCTGAGTTGGCGATGGAGTTGCGACCCTTGGAGATGGTGAGGTATGGGCTTCCCGAGGTTCCGGAATTGGTATCATTGCCCGTCGAGGAGTTGATATAGTACGGCCCACGCGCGGGCGTAACCGATCCCCCGGCATTGGTCGTCACCACCATGGAACCATCCACGGCAGTCAGGCCATTGGTGGTCAGTGAGCCTTGCAGGACGCGAGGCACGCCACAGACCGGGTAGGCGATGGCGCGGATTTCGTGTGTGCCATCGTTGATCTGCCTAGGACCCGACCCTGGCTCGCAGCGCACGACATAGGTGTCCGCATACCCGGTGTCGGGATTGACCGTCGTATGATAGACGCTGACCCAGGGTCCGCCATCCATGGCGAAGTCAACATGATCGACGTTGTTGCTCGCGTTGTTCGATGACTTGAACGCCATCACGCCCACATAGAATGTGCTCGTCTTGTCCTGGAACGGCACCATGTCCCAGTTGGCGTTGATGTTCAGCGAGTAGCCGGTTCCGGTCGAAAGCCCCTGGTTGGCCGGGACCGTCGTGGCTCCCCAGGAGAGATAGGCGATGTTGCCCGGTACGAGGACAGGAATAGCGGTCCCCGGCTGTGACACACTGATGCCACCCGGCGGAAGGGTCAAAACCTGAAGTTGCGAACTTCTCGCGGCCATGGCTAGACCGCGATGGTGTGCAACGTGAGAACGTAGACTTCGGAGTTGGCCGCTGGCGTCCAGGCCCCTACCGTCACGAGATAACCGAAGAGATGGGTTCCCGCGAGCACAACCTGTTTGTTGATGCCGTTCAATTCCATGTAGCAGGTCGAGCCTAGGTCAACCATCGTACTGAGCGGGATCGAACCCAGCCACGAGGCGCGGTCACCCGAGGCCAGGTCCCACGCCGCATTGTCGGCATAGGCGCTGGGTGGCGTGACGTTGTAGAGATACAGAACCCAACTCGTCTGACCCGAGGGAATGGCTGAGATGTCGCCCTCTAGCTGGACGCCGACGATCTGGACATTCTTGGCCGATGGCCCCAGGACGCCGAGGTCAAGCGCCCCGCCCATAACATCGTTGGCCGTGTAGGGCGTCTGGTTGGCCGGTCGCGTGATCGTCGTGGCGACGGTATAGGCGCTCGTAGCAAGGCCTAGCTGGGTGAAGTCCACCGCCACACCAGCCGCCGTGTAGAGGGTCGGGGCCGGTGTCAGATTGCCGCCGGTCGTGCCATCGCTGGACAGGAAAGTTGCGGTGAAGGTCCCGGCGTTGCCGTCACCGACCGTCTTCTGAACGAGACCGACCGCCATGGCTCAGTACCCCATATAGATGAGTGAGATCGGGAAGGAAAACCCCGAGTTTCCGCCGCCAGAGCCCTTGCTTGCGCCCCAGACAGCGATTAGCGCCCAGAAAAGGGACATCAGGGCTGCATCCAGGCCACGGTGCAGTCCACCGTGCCGGAAATGATCACCACGAGGGATGTCGCGCACTTGAACGGCAGCACATAGAAGTTGGGGGCGACAGGGGTGAAGGTGTTCGCCACCGTGGCCGAACCATCCTGCACCTTGAGGGTCGGTGTGTTGGAGGCCGAGGAAACCCAGATACCGAGGAGACCACAGGGTCCTGTGAAGATGATCGTGGTCGAGGTGATGTTCTTGTAGTTCTGGCTCTCGCTGACCGGCTGCATCTCTGAAAGCCCCCAATTCCTATCGGTTTGGGCTAGTTATGGCTCGCTTTTCGGAAATCCGCTAGAAATACCTGAAAATCTCTTAAATTCTCACTCTGCGGCGTATTCGCTGCGTGGCGTACATATCCTCTAGAGTGGATTTGTTGCCGGGTCCAACAATCAGCGGGCGTTCCGGCCTGACGACATAGGCTTGCGGCTCGTTCTTCCAGGCAATGGCTGCCATTCTGGCGGCATCTGCCGGATGAGACGTATTGTGAACTATGGCCCCGTTAGAAAGGCTGAACTCACCAATACTAGGAACGGTGAGACACCATGTATCTTCAATCTCCCGAAGCTTTCTTACGTGCTTTATAACGAGCCGATGCGGCTCGGTCCGCCCCGCGATCACGGTATGCCTGGACCTTGCAAAGCGGCGTGCAATAGACCTGAGAGTATCCCGATTTCCGAAGAAGGGCTTGGAAGGTATTTTTGCATTGTGGGCATTCTCTTGGTTCGCGAGCCCAGACGTTCCATCCCTTTGATCGTTCGGCATGACGGCGATGCCAAAGACGCCCCTCTTCTGACCTGTGCCATGCTGCGGCGGCTTCGCGCGCATCCGCGCTGAATGTTCGTTTGGGCTGCCCGGCAAGCGTTTCGCGAAGGTGAACCGCAGCGGGAAGGCACTCCAAATTGTCGAGCTGGTTGTTGGTTCGATCTGCATCTCGATGGTGGATATGACAGCCATCGGGGATTGGGCCAAAAGCCACGCGCCAAACTTCGCGATGAAGGTACTTACCGCCTCTCTTGAAATATTTTTCAGTCGGGAAAATGCGGTAGAGGCCGCCGTCAAAATATTGCGTGAGGGGATCGAGACCGACTGGATTTGCGAACCCGGCGTCAGGCTCTCGGCGGATTTCCACCCGCTCTCCGTTTTGAATAAATGATCCGGCGTGCATCTCACCGAATAGCCGTCTGCGAACGCCACCTCCACAAGTGGGGCATTTTTCCAGGTGATCCGGGGATTGGTGTATCGCCTCCAGCCATATGACGTCAGAACCTCTCCTTCTGGGGGAAGGTTCATTATCTGACACGTTCCGTTACGCGTCAATATTTCTGTCTCGCCGGTGAAGCACCAATTATGCTTGGGGGCCATGCGGAAGGCTTTGCGGTCCTCATCGTATTCCCGCTCGTACTGCCTCAGCGCCTCGATGCCCTCGCGGCACTTGGTGGCGTCGAACCATGTGGTGGGGAGCATCTGGCGAACGGCCTGGATACCATCCTGAAGGCTAAGGTCGGGGACGATAGAGAGGTTTTCCATGCCCAGATGTTCGGCCAATTGCTCGACCACGGCCTTTCCGGCGGCGGCCAAGGTCTTGGCCTTGGCGTCGTGGGGCAGGAAATGCCTACCATAATGGTAGGGTTTGGTCTTCACGACATGGGCGATCTCGGAAATCGAGGCTCCGGAGACGGCGTAAAAGTCGATGAAGTGGATTTCTCCACGGATCACCTGATACCACCAGATGGCGGTGTCGTCGCGATAGCCCAGGTCCCATGCGGTGTAGGTCTGGAGCGCCGGATCGTAGGGGACATCACGGATGCGACCCTCTTCCCCGGCTTTCCGCATTTCCTTGCCGTAGAAGGCCCCGATGATGGCGGCCTCAAAGGAACACTCCATCTCCTGGAGCCACTGATCCTCGCTCATTCCCGCGCGAAGAGAGTTCATTTCGCTGGGGGGCAGGATGCCGCTCTCGGAGGCTTTCAGGAGAAGCGAGTACCATTCCCCGTGGCTGCGCTGGGCGGTGTCGTGGATTTCCCAGAACTGATTTTTGCCCTTTGGCGTGCCGAGGAACGTCGCCCATCCCTGCTTGTCGGCCAGGGCGGGTCGAAAAACCGAACCCCAGACGGAGGGTTTGTAGTCCCCGAACTCATCGAGGGTGAGACCGTCGAAACCGAGACCACGGGCCGCGTCAGCATTGTCGGCTCCGAACAGCATGATGCGGCTGTCATTGATGAGATCAACGTAGAGTTCCGCTTCATTGGCCCGGCGGATGATCGGCTTGGCGAAGTGCTTCAGGTAGCCCCAAGCGACGGACTTGGCCTGACTGCGGAACGGCGCGACATAGCCGAAGAGGGGATTGAACGTGGTCGCGGTGACGGCGGCTCTAATCTTGTCATTGATCGCCGCGACCGTTTTCCCGGCCCGCCGATGCACCACATTGCAGGCCCAGCGCTGAGTGCGGTTATGGAATGGAATAAAGGCCTTGCGGGGCGTGTAGTCGATGCGGATGATCGACTCTGACTTACTGGATGTCACTTCCGCCCCAGATGATCTTGGTGACCGCCGCCACTTCGGCCTTATGCTCCACGCGCGAGAGCTTCGGGATGCGGTATTCGATCAGCTCGGCGAGGCATCCGAAGGCGGCTTTCGGGCCTTCCTTCTGGTAGATTTCATCCAGCCAGAGTTGCAGGCGGTCGGCGTTCTGATCGATGAGGTTGGCGATGGCTTCGCGGGCGTGCCTGACCTCGGGAGCCACGGCCTTGCCCTTGGCGACGACGCCGGGGACGCCGCGCTTCTTGTCGGAATGGGAGATGAAGGCCATCAGGGCTTTCCGAGGAGTTTGCCGAGCTTCTTGGCCTTGTCGGCGGCAGCGAAGTCCTTCCCGACCGAGACAGGAACGCCGGCCTTCTTCGCGAACTTCGGATCGTGGGCGACGGCCTCCATGAACCGGTGCTGTTTCGGGCTCACCGAGGGCATCAGGGCTTTCCGAACTTGAGGGGTTTGGTGGTGAGCAGCAGGGCCAGCTTCCGGGCTTTCGCCGCGCCATTCAGGCGGTTGGCGATCTGAAGGCGAGCCGGCCCCATGGGAACCATGCGCGGTTTGCGCAGCGCCGGATCGAGGGGGGCAGCAGCCTGGAATGTACTCGCCATGCTGACGAAGCTAATCCCTAGCGGCCCGGTTGGCAATCGGATAGGCTTGGCGTGCTGCCGCAGGGCCTAACCATCCTGCGCGTAGACCGGCTATCGTGGCCTGGGATTGCTGCCGAAAGGTGGTGATCCTGGGGGGTTACTCGGCGTGTCGGACGGCAGCATTCGCTCAAGAGCAGCATCGATCATGGATCGGTAAACGGCGACCGCTGTAGAGCCAGGGGCAAGTTTTTGGACATGCCTTAAACCCAATGGTCGAGGAGCCATCTCTCTGATATTTCATGCATTTTTTCGTGCCCGTGGAAGTAGCAGATGCGGGTGTCGAGGAGGCCGGTTTCGCGGACGCCGGGCAGCACGCCGCCCTTCCACGAGCGGACATGGCCAGGGAAGAGGTCATCGATGTAGTCGTGGGGTTGGCGGCGCATCCAGATCATGTCGTTGGAGCCGTCGTGGCGGGTCCAGATGTGGCTGTGGCCTGCGGGTACGAGGCAGACGCCGTTGCAGGCCATGTAGGGGCTGTTGGGATCGCGTGGGAGAGCGAGTTTCGGGCTGGTGAGGGCGTACGCGGCCAGGTGGTCGATATTTCCGGTGATGACGGTGTCGAGGCCCATGATGATCTGGGGTTCGTTCAGTTCGTAGAGCTGGATGCAGCTTGCGTAGCCGGGCTCGGGATCGTCGAGGAGGCGGTGCTCGATCTGGGCGTGAGCGTAGGTGCGGTGTTTCTCGGACCAGACGAGGAAGCGGAAGGGCTCTGAGAGGTTGCGCTGGCAGCCCCGGTAGAGCTTTTCGACCCATGACTCATCGTACATGGTGGAGAAGTCATAGCTTTTCGGGTTCGAATTCCAAAACTGTGTGCAGATGGAGATCACTCGGCGCGTCCCGCGTCGTACCCGTCGCCAAACGCTTCCCGCTCACGTGCCCTGATGAAGGGCTCCATGGCCTCGATGGCGATACGCGCCAGCAACTCTAGATGAGTGGATGTCCAGACCACATCGCCACCCAAGCGGTTGTTTTCCTGTTCCCATTGTTGATGAGCATCGAGCATGGCGCGGCCAACCCTTTCAACCATCTCGCTGCTCATCGGACGTACCTCATGCGTCTGGACTGCCAGTCCTTGGGCTTTTCGAGGAGGTTGCCGTCTCTCGTCAGCACCATGCCTGCGGGGACGTCGCGGGTGACGCAGACGTTGGCGCAGATGAAGGCTCCGGCTCCGATCCGGACGCCCGGCACGACCACCACATGGGCTCCCAGGGTAGCTCCGTCCTCGATGACGATGACCTTCCTTCCCCCGACGATCAGGGCCTCGTAGTCGAAGCCCTCCTTCGATGTCGCGGGCCACATATCGTTGGCGAGGCAGACCAGCGGACCCAGGAACACATCGTTGCCGACCTCGATGCCGGGGCCGATATCGACCGAAGGCCGGGCGATGCAGCCGTTCCCGAGGACGCAGCCATCGAGGCTGACGTGCGGGGCGATGTTGCAATCCTTGCCGATCCTGGCTCCTCGGGTGATCGAGGCATATTGCCAGATGCGTGACCCATCCCCGATGGAACAGGTCGGCTCCACGTAGGCCAGGGGATGGACGAAGGAAGATGGAACCCACGCCTCCACCACACTGCCACGCCAGTCGTACACATCTTGGCTCATCGAATCCCCGCTATGTGATATTTTCTCACAAAGGCATCGGCGCTATTAACATTTCCCGCGAACCCCTGTAGACCCCCAGCCTATCTGGGGACTGAGCTTCTCCAGCCCTCAGCGGAAACCAGATGGCTTCTTCGCTTCCGGCATATCCCCGATCTTGCCGGAGAAGAACCTCCCGCTCTTCCCCTCCTTCACCCAACTGACGATCTCCATCATCCGTCCATCCGGCAAGCAGAGCTGCCCGGTGTACTCCGGCTGCGTATCCTTCTGCCGCCGCTGATTGCGGAACAGAACCCACGTGCCGGGTCTCAAATCAATCGCCATGCCAGAACCCTACACTGTAGGCAGCAGCATGACAAGCGGGAAGTACACCCCATTTGTGTGGTGGGGGCATAACCACATCCTGACCCCCCCGTCGGGATCGAAGGCCGGGTGGGTCCTTCCCTCTCACCCTCCTGGCTGGAGAGGCTTCCAGCTGAGATTTACACACGTACGCCAGGCGCGTGTGAGCTGGTGTCGGTGCGGTGCGTGAGTGTGTCAGTTAGCCATGTGGCTATGTGCTGCACCGAGTGAGGGTATGCATAAATGCATAGCTGGATACCCATATTCCCGCTGAATGCACATGCCGCCCGGATGGTCAGGCAGATAGCTCTTGCGATCTCCAGCGCTTGAGGGCTCTGAGGCGTCCTAGCTGGCTGTAGAAGGCTGGTGAGTGTCTTGGGATGCCCTTGCCGGCTTTCCCGCCGCGTGAGGCCTGCTCTCGGGTCAGGACATTACCCTTGTGCGTGGCTTGCTTCTCTTCGTCTGGCGTGAGGAGCCAGAGGCCTTCTTGTTCATCGAAGTAGGGCAAGGATCAGGCTTTCCGAGGTGCGCGGCACAGGCTCAGTCATGCCTCAAACCTACCACTCGCCAGGCCACGTACAAATAGCTGTTGCATGGGCTCTGTATGTATGTATGATGGATACATAGAGACAGAGCAATCACGCTCCCCTGACTAATCACCCCTATGGATGACGGATAGAGGAGATACCGACATGACCAATGAGAAAGCCCCACGCGGATTCGAAGCGCGCCGCCTCTGGATTCTGGAAGAGGCCGAGCGCCTGTGCACTCCCGCGTGCTTCACGCCGCGCTGGCAGCGTCTCTATGGGCGCAAGGGTGCGGCATGAACGTCCTGATCGCCTGCGAATTCTCTGGCGTGGTGCGCGATGCATTTCGTCGCCTGGGTCATGAGGCGTGGTCTTCCGACCTTGGGGGCATCGAGCCCGAGGGCGAGTGGCCGAACTATCACCTTGAAGGCGACTGCCGCTGGTGGCTTGATGGCTCGCGAGGCCCTTGTCGTCAATGGGATTTGATGATTGCTCATCCGCCCTGCACCCATCTGGCGGTCAGCGGCGCGCGGTGGTTCAAGGACAAACTCCCCGAGCAAGCTGAGGCTCTGGATTTCGTGCGCGCCTTGATGGCCGCGCCAATCCCCCGCAAATGCATCGAGAACCCGATCTCGATCATCAGTTCGCGCATTCGCAAACCAGACCAGATCATCCAGCCGTGGATGTTCGGGCACGGTGAGACCAAGGCGACGTGCCTTTGGCTTGATGGGCTAATGCCGCTCAGGCCCACAGAAATCGTCTCAGGCCGCGAGGCGCGCGTTCACCGGATGCCGCCAAGCCCGGACCGCTGGAAAGAACGCTCTCGCACGTTGCCTGGCATCGCAAAGGCCATGGCTGAACAGTGGGGGTGACAATCCCATCCACGGGAGGGTTTGGGCTCCCATCGCGGACAACCCGCCCAAGCCCGGAGGCGCAAGCTGGCCGGGCAGAGGGCATGAAAGAAACAGGAGGCTTCAATGGATAGTTTGTCGGCTTTCGCTCGCGGGGCAGCTAACCGTGGTCGCGAAATGATGGTGTTCGATTGGCATAAGGCGGCGCAACTGATCAAGGAGCGCAAGCCCCAAGTCGCCTCGGCTGGTCTGCAAAGCGATTGGGAATGGACCGGCGGCGACATCTACAAGAACGGCAAGCCCATTCCTCGCTCGCAGACCTACGCCTATCTTGCCAGCACATGGGCGACGCCGGAACTCGACATGGATGGCAAGGTTATCCCTTGCTTCCTGATGGAGTCCGAGACGCCCAAGGGCGCGTGGGGCAGCAGCACCTACTGGCCACCCAGCGCCCGAAAAATCCTCAAAGATTAGCCCCCAACTGCTCCGGCGGTGGGTTCATTGAAGGCCTTGGAGGAGGGTTTGGGCTCTCCCGTGTAGTGATTGGACAGGAACAACAGGAGCTACCAAATGACCGACCAATTCGACCACATCATCAACTGGAAACTGCTTTCCGGAAGCCACGGCTTTCCCGGCCCCGAGGGCGGTACGTGCATCAACGAAGCGGCTATCGTCGCTGCGGGCTTCAAGTACAAGGCCGTCGGCTCGGCTGCGGACTGTCCGCCGTGCTTCTCGCGGCCCATCGCCGCTTACGCCATCGTCCTGAACGACCGAATGCGCGATGGCGAGCGCAACAAGCTACTGATGCCCTTCGTGACGCGCCTAGCAGGCACGGCGGATACCGAAGAAGTCGAGCGCGCCCGCGTCCATCACATGGCGATCCGTGGCGTCAATCTCGTGCTGCCCATCGTCATGCGCGCCGCCAAGCGTGAAGACTTGGCGCTCCAATGTGAGGCCGCGACGACGCTGAGCGAGGCGCGAGAGACCGCTTCCCGGGTTCGCGATACTCTTCGTGCGGTTGCGTATGCGTATGCGGCTGCGGCTGCGGCTGCGGTTGCGTATGCGGCTGCGTATGCGGATGCGGTTGCGTATGCGGCTGCGTATGCGGATGCGGTTGCGTATGCGGCTGCGTATGCGGATGCGGCTGCGTATGCGGCTGCGGTTGCGTATGCGGTTCGCCAACAAGTCTGGCTCGCCGCTGTGCAAATCCTCGATGAGGTGATCAAGCTCGGCAACCAGGGCGACACTATCGCGGTCGAAGTTGCGGTCCAGCGTCTTGATGCGGCGCGCGAGAAGGCTTCAGCGTGAGTATCAACCCCAAGATCATCGCGACGGAGGCTGAGTGAAATGAGAATGACCGTGAAAAATCTAGCAGAGCTGGATACGGACGTCATCGAAGGAATGTTCGGATACTTGGACGATCTGCGCGAGGGCGGAATCACCAACATGTACGGTGCGCGCGCCTATCTGGCGCAGGAATATCCCGAGCACGCAGAATACGCGGGCGCGGCGCTGAGTGCTTGGATGAGCACCTTCAGTCGCGACAAGACGGCGTTCGAACGGGCGCTTGAAGCTATCGACGCGGAGGAAGCATGACCCTCCCCGACAAACTCTTCGCCGCCTTCCTGATCCTGGCTGGGCTGATTGTAGCTGGATGGGGATTTGAAGTGGGGATGGACGCTCTCGCGTTGAAGCACTGGCGGCTTCGGGACCAAAGCCATGACCTTTTCCGAGCGCCTCTACAAATCGGTAGAAGACGCGAAGGCGGGCGCGAATAGCGGCGGCACAGGATTTTTCATCTGGACAGGCTGGAACATATCGCGCGCGCTGGAAATCCCCCTCGTGGAGCTGATCGCCGAAAGGACCCCAGATGTCGCTGCTTGACCGGGCCATCAACGCCTTGGCGGGAATCGGGCTGTTCCTGCTGCTTACCCTCGCCTACCTGATCGCCGCCCTGCGCGCCACGCCCCGCTGGCTGTTCCGGCCCCTCGATCCCGAAGAACGAGCGCGCCTCCAGCGGCATATCGATGAAGGCTGGTGACATGAAACCCAACCTTCCCGCAAGTCTCGTCATCGCTCTGGCCGGCGGCGCTGCTTTCTACGGCCTTACCTGGCTGCTCTGGCTGTTGGTGGGCTAAGGGCAATACTCCGCTTTCCGCGACCTCCCCTACCTACCGGTAGGACGCGGTTGGGAGCCAGCTCTGCCACTCTCGTATAACCAAACTGCCTTTTTTCGTCGGCCAGGACGTCCCCACTCCAAAATTTGCCGGAGCCGCACAGGGGGTCGATGGTTTGGTTGCTCCTCAGGTCGCTGGACCAGTCAGACGGTCGGAAATCGCTCCTTAGCGCAAAGTTCCCGCGAGAGTCGTCGCCGGTCTTCTGGGAAGGGAACCCGGCAGCCTTGGGCTACACATCGCCTGAGGCTTGTCGGGGGATTGCGCTTGCCCTATATTGGTTGGGCGTAACGCGATCTGTGCCCGACACACGGATCAGGGCGGTAGGGGTCTAGCCAGAAACCTACCGCCCTTTCTATGTCTACCTTTCTTAGATCGGCGTCAAGCGAACAGGCGCTGCTGGCGCTGAGCTGCCTCGACGCGCCTGCACGCCTTGTCGAAGTATCCTTCATCGATCTCGATTCCGATGAACGCCCGCCCAGTCTCGGCGCAAGCTACTCCTGTCGTGCCGGAGCCCATGAACGGATCACAGACGGTCTCTCCAGGATCAGTCCACGTCACGATATGATCAAACGCCATCGAATATGGCATTGGCGCAGGATGGTCGTTATCGCCACGAAATGCGTTGTTGATCGGCCACCAGTTGCGGCGCAAGCCGAGCGCAGCAATTGGCTGCGGTTCCCCAAACCCGATATCTTGGTTCTTGGCTGTCTCGCCATTCGGAAGGCGCTTGGTCCCATGGGGCGGAGTTCCACGCCACTTGTTCAGCCAATCCGCGATCCCGTTGAAGTGAGCGGGAGAACCCTTCGAGAAAACGAACATGTACTCGAAGGCAGGATGATAGCGGTTGCTGTCCGGGAACGAGACGCCTTCCTTGCAGTATATCATGGTGTCGTGCAGGCGCAGGCCGCAGCTCATGGCGTGCAGGGCGTGGCGGAAACTCTCGCCACTCTCGCTTCCGCCTACCACCTGATCCCCCACGTTCCACATGATGACGCCGCCTTCAGAAATGGAGTCGGCAAGCTTGGAGATGATGTCGAGCAGGCAGCCGATTTCGTGGCCCCCGTAGTCCCTGATTTCCCCATAGGGTGGGCTCGTCACCGCCGCATGGATCGGGAGCGGGAGAATGTCCCGGCTGTCGCCCAAATAGAGGCGAGCGTCGCCAATGATCTCAACGCGACTCATCCCTTCCTCATCCCTGTAAAGCCATGAGCCTTGAAGATAGGCGCTAGCTCTTTCAGCTTGTCCATGGCGAAGTGGGTTGGTACGATCAGTATGCCGATCAAAGCGGGTTCCTGCGTACAACGGTCCAGATAGGAGCGGCAGAACGCTTCTCCCTTCTGGGCCGCGACCGCCGCCCGCAGTTCTGCATTGGCGAATGGCTCTACAGGATTGACCTCCGAGACGGTTTCCACCCAATGCTCAAGCCGCCCTTGGCGCATAAGCACCTGAAGCCCAGGACCGCCTGACTTCGCCAGATCACGGTCATCACGCAGATAGGTTTTCAGCCGAGCCAACAGGCTCAATTGACCGCCAAGCCGTTTGGCCTCGCGATCCCAAAGCACCTCGCACTTGGCTCTCGATTCACTCCTGCGGCGCATCGTTTCAGGAAGCAACGCCCATGCCGCCAGGAAGGTCGATGGCTCCAGCTCCGTAGAAGGCTGACGAAGCCGAACAACGTTGCTCACCATACTTGCAACCCATGACGTTTCGCATGAGCGCGACGCCCATGAATAACCGTCGTCCAGTCGCGGTTTCCCAGGTAGTTTCCGATCTGCTGGTTTGAGAACTTGCCGGTCTGGTAACACCGCCACATGATTTCCTGGCGTGGCCTTGAGATACGCAAGGAGCGCCCCGGTCCTCTCAATTGCTCCAGCGTCAGATGATAGCGCGCGGCAACCTCTTCCGAAATGGCGCGGATACTTGTCTCGTCACCGACAATTTCAGGCGCACGCTCGATCCTCATGATCCCCCGGTAGAGAGACAGCACTTCTTCAGGTGCGTTGCGCGCTCGAATGTCCATGGATCAAACCTCGGGTATGGTGATGCAGACGCAGCCTGGCTTCTGCGGCTCCAGGAAACTGTAGCTCGGCAGAAAGCGTGCGTCGTTCACGCCGAGCGCCTGAGCGATGCCGTCAAGATAGGGTTTGAGGCGATTTGGGAAATTGGTCCGGTCACCGCGCCGATCCGGCGGGACGAACGCAACATGGATGTGGATGTCGCCAGCCGGCAATGCGGGCTTTCCAGGGAAGGCTTCCAGAGCGGCCAGGCGCGCCCATTCACGGTGCTTGGCGGTTGGCGTGCTTTTGGATCGCCAGTGGCCTCCAGCGTGCCCCGAGAGCGCCGCAGATGGCCACGGAAGCACGATCTGGATCATAGCGTAGGCCGTACGGCATGAAGCGCTACGTTGACGTCCCAACCCTCTTCGGTCACGAGCCTATGCCATTCGGTGCGCTGAGCTAACGTGAGCTTCGGACGGTATGGAGCCGCAGGGGTGAAGGGCCGCGCTGTCGCCGCCGATTCCTTTCCCGGCAAGCCCTCTATCGTCTTCAGCATCGCTGCGGCGTCATGGTCCGTCAGCTTCTCTGGCCACCTGATATTCATGCTTCCACCATTCAGCCCTGATCTGGCGTCAGGGGTTTGCCGTGAGCGTCGAACATCTGGCCGAATCTCACGTAGATGCGGATCGCCAGCGGCGAGCTGAGCCGGAAGGGGTCTTTCTTCCGCACCACACGATGAATATCCTGACGGGAGCAGCCGAGCATCCTTGCGAAGGCGGATTGGCCGCCATGCCTGGCCACCAAGGTTCGTAAATCGTCCATGGCGATATAATACGCGTATTGACAGCCGTGACAAGCCATGTATTGATGATGGCGACAAACGGAGATGCGAGATGGACCCGCAAGACCTACAGGACATCGAAGACGATACGCCCGAGGAGCTGATCTGCGCCTGCTGTGGGGACCCTTGCGATGAAGTCGATGACGACGGCTTCGGCCCATGCTGCGAGGACGTCAAGTCCGAGAGCGCAGAGCATGGATTCTACTGATGGCTCGCGGCTACATCTTGACCATCAGCGGCGGTGCGGATTGCTATCGCCTGTGGCTGGAGCGCAAGGGCGCGGGCTGGGTCATCGCCAAGTTCTCCACCCTCACCGCCGCCGCGCGCATGATGGCCAGATTGAATGAGGAACTGAACCATGCCCTTTGATGCTGAACATTTCACCACCGAACTCCCTCTGATCGAACGCGATCCGAAGTCCATCACCGATCCGAGAGAGAGGCTGATGTACCTGCGGGATTTCCTGCGCCGGTTGCCGTCGGAACGGTTCGATATGAACTACTTCGCATATAGCGCTGAATTAGACAGCATCCACGTTTCGGCTGAGCAGGTCCGCGCAGGCTGCGGAACAACCGCTTGCATCGCGGGATGGTGCGAGGCCCTCTTCACCGATAATTTGGACGTTCACGGAACAACGCCCGCGCAAGGACTGTTGGGGCTTAGCGACGGCAATTCCTCTTCACTATTCTATGCCAACGACACCGAAGACGGCCGGCTCGCTTATTGGGACGCCACCCCCACCCAAGCCGCCAACGTCCTGGACAATCTCCTCAAGACTGGAGTTGTCGATTGGGGGGTTGCGTGACCGCCAAGCTTCTGGTCCGCGAGGTCGGCCAGCGGGATTTTGTTCAGCACAACGGTGACTTTGCCGATGCTGGGCTGGCGACCACGGAAGGCGAACGGCTCACCAAGGAGGGCAATGTGGAAGCCTTCCAGACTTGGGTGCTGGTCACCGCCAAGCAGCGTGTTTGGAACGTAGAGGATATACCCCAATGACCGTCAGCGTGAGCATCTTCCCCGAGCGCCTGGAAGTTCTTCCCATCAGGGATGCCGGCGAGACACATTGGGTTGTCGTGCTTCAAAATGCGGCTCGGCTCTACCTCTCCGACGCCCAGGCCGACGAGCTGGCCACGAAGCTCTGGAACCGGAACATGGAGAAAGCGGCGTGACTCTCACCTCTGAACAAAAGGCGATGCTTGACGCGCCGCTGCAACGGGCTTTCGTCAAGGAACGCTCCCAGGCCGGTCGCACATTCTCCTACATCGAGGCATGGAAAGCCATTGAGGAGGCCAACCGCATCTTCGGTCATGATGGCTGGAACCGCGAACTCCTCAACCTGCGCCTCCTTGGCGATCCTCGGGAGGTGGATGGCAAAATCCGCGTGGCCTATATGGCGACCGTTCGCATCCATGTGGGTGAGACGTTCCGCGACGGCTCCGGCTTCGGCTCCGGTATCGACAAGGACGTCGACCAGGCGCACGAGAGCGCTCTGAAGGAAGCTGAGAGCGACGCCATGAAGCGGGCGCTCATGACCTTCGGTAACCCGTTCGGGCTGGCCCTCTACGACAAGACGCAGGCGAATGTCGTGGATGCCCCGAGAGCCGGAATCAATCCCGCGCCGCCTGGACCTGACTTCCCCGGCGCTGAGGGCTCTCCAGGGCGCTCCAGCTATGCCGCCAAGAAGGATGGTGGCTCGGAACGGTTCATCCAGCTTCAGGATGAGATCGCCACCCTGGAAAGCTCCGGTGCGATCAGCTCGTTCATCGCTGAGCGACAAGAGGAGATCAAGACGCTTCCCGAGGCTTGGCGCAAAATCCTGCGCGAGAAGCTGGACGATCAGAAACACTTCCTGTCCGTCGCATGAACCCGCGTATTCACATCACGGACGAGGCCGTTGACGAGGCGCTGTGTATTTTGCGCTCGGCTCGCCACTCGACCGCCCGCCTGGCCTACGAGAAGTCTGACCGGGAGAAAAAGGTCGTCCTCGCAAGGCTGGAGCGTGAGTCAAACGACAAGACCCAACGCGAGCGGGAAACCTATGCCCTCATCCATCCGCACTACCAAGCCTTCCTTGAGCGCCTCGGGCTGATCGAGGAAGAGTACTTCGCCGCCAAGGATGAGCGAGATAGCGCCGACGCAGTGATCAGGGCATGGCAAACACAAGAGGCCAGCAACCGAATGATGGAGAGGCTGCGGTGACGGAAATCTGGCGCACGATCATCGGTTGGAACGAAGCCTATGAGGGCTCAAGCCTTGGCAGGTTTCGTCGCGGCTCTCGCATTTTGGCGCAGACGCCAGCCCCTTTCGTCTTCAGTCTCGTGGATTTCAGAAGAGGTTCTCATGACCGACCCCCACACCCTAGCTCAACACCTGATTGAAGCGGGGAGGAAGGCGACGGGTGGACGGTGGCGCTCGAACTACGAGCACATTTGGGCTGTCGGATACAAGGTCGCAGAGTGCCCGTGGGACCTGTCTGGAAGTCGCCCAAGCAAGCAATGCTTTGCGGACGCGTACTACATCGCCCTCGCCTCCCCCTCCAACATCACCCTCCTGGCAGAGGGGTATTTAGAAATGGAGAGGGAACTTGAGTCCTATCGAGCCAGCCGTGCGCCGACAAGGGACCGCAGCCTTGCTGGCCCCAACTCACAACCATCTGGAAAGGAAGACTGATGGGACGCGAGGTTCGCATGGTCTCCAGCGACTGGAGGCACCCAATGAAGCATAGCGACCGCACCGGCAGACGCTACCCGCGCCCGCTCCACGCGGAATCCTTTCCTGAAGCTCTGCGGCAGTGGGAAATAGACATTGCCGAGTGGCGAGACGGCAAGCGTCTGTGGGAAGAGAACGGCATGGTTGAGACGGCTAGTTCTGGCCCAATCTCAATCGCCGAGGCAGTTGCGAAGTGGGGCGGCGAGAACCCGCCGACGAATCCGCCTTACCGCTGGTGGAATGAACAGCCTCACAAGCCGCAGCGCAAAGACTACATGCCAGACTGGCGGCCAGACCAGCGCACGCACTTCATGATGTACGAGAACACGTCCGAAGGCACGCCGATCTCGCCAGCCTTCGCGACAGCCGAGGAACTCGCCCGCTGGCTGGCCGACAACAACGCCAGCGCCTTCGCCGACATGGGCGCGACCTATGAACAGTGGCTCAACACGATCCGGCGCGGATCAGCCATCAGCGCGGTGTTCAGAGAGGGCGAGATGGTGTCCGGCGTTCAGGGCATGGCCGAGGTCTCCGCATGACCCGCTCCCCCATCCGCGCTTTGCGCTCAGGTGTCAGCGATGAGGTTCCCGGGTTTCGGAAGGAACGGAGATGAGTTCAGCCCGGGAGACGACCGGTGGTGTCGTACGGCCATACGTCCACGACTATCGGAATGGCAAAACTGGCTGGGGACACGCGATCCATTCTGGAATTTGGCAGATAATCCCCGCCAATACCGTAACCACCGGGCGCTTGTGGTGGCGCAAGACAGCAACCACGCCTGAGCGCATCCGCACCATGATCCATGCCCAAAAGTGGCCGGAGCCCGGCGACCGCCTGCTGATGACCGGCGGCAGCGGAAAGGAATGGAACCTGCGAATCGCTGAAGTCGAGCCGTGCGGGAACCCTCGGGACATGTTTGCTGTGGTTCTGGAGGACGACACCACCACCCACCCCGACCAGACCCATGATGAACAAGGAGAACGGAGATGAGTGGAGAACCGCTGGATCAAGCGACCTACAACGCCAACGTCCAGCGCGTCCAGCGCGAGGCAACAGATTGGGGTTTCGAGCACCGAGTGCGGCCACAATACTCGAAGCCCGAGCGCTGGGAGAAGAAGAACCCGCGTCTCTCCGCCGCAACGTTCGAGGTGTTCTGGGATCGCTGGCAGCTCATCGGGACTCAGATTGATCCGATGACGCCAGAAGCACGCTATCGCTGGGACGAGGAGGCTTGGGCGAAAATCAACCACCAAGCAGCACGGGCACTCGCGTCATGACCCCCCAAGACACTGAGAGACTGATCGCAAGAGCAGACGCACTGGCGGAAAACTACGCGGCAGACGCGGCGGCAACCGAGCGTCAGTTGGTCGCCACTCCGATCCTTGGGCCGTCGTTGGCCCTTACGCTGGCGATCCTACAGCGCAACAAAGACACTGCCGAACTGCTAGCCCAACTCTCCCAAGCCCTCACCGAAGCTCAGGGAGAAGGGTGATGACCTACGATCCGTTCCTTTGCGACGAATGCTACGGCCACGAGCAGGGCCACACCCATTATCCGTGGTGTCCGACGCTCGCCCCGCCCCAACCCAAAGGACCCAGCGATGACTGAGCCCGTGATTACGCCTGAACTGCTGGCGCGGGTCGAAGCGGCGACGGGGCCGGATCGGGAGTTGGACACGGCGATAGCCATTGCCCTGCGAATTGGCGCGGAGGGATATCCGAAATTCCCGCTCGGGAGCTTTAAGGCAGGCTACGTGCAGGCCGACATGGGCCGCGATGGCTGGTCCGTTGGCTGGCATATCCAGCCGCTAACCGCCTCCCTCGATGCCGCCCTGGCGCTGGTGGAGCGGGTGTTGCCGGGGTGGTGGTGGATGTTGCGGTCTGGCGACGGCTACGACGCCGTCCTGACCCCCACATGGCGCTCCCAGGACGGCGTGGTTGGCGAGCACAAAACTCCCGCTCTCGCCCTTCTCTCTGCGATGCTCCGCGCCCTCGGAACCCATGAGGAGGATAAGACATGAGTGACCTGAAAGAGCGGCTGAAGCGCATTGTCGGGACCACGCAAACCTACGGTTCAGCTGAAACCATAGAGATATCTGTCGGCACGTTCCGCGAAGCCCTCGCCCGCATCACAGAGCTGGAAGAGGTGAGCGCCAGTCTGGAAAAGGCCGTCGAGGATGCCGAGAGGATGAGGAGGGCGTTGGAGGAGATCGCGAAACGGACGGCTGTATATCGCTCCCTGGCGGAAAAGCGGGACCCTCTAGAGGACGATAATCTGAATAGGCACGACCTGTATGTCTTTGCGGTTGAGGTCTCGGAAATCACCGAGGGGATCGCCCGCGCCGCCCTTCAGCCTGAAGGAGGGGGGAAGTGATGGGATTCGCTGACTTCGTTGTTCGACGGCTCGAGGCCGAGGCCCGGATTGCAGAGGCTGCGGGCTGGAAGACACGCGCCGAAACGGCTGAAGCCGCTCATGCCGAAGCCCTCGCCCGCATCACAGAGCTGGAAGAGGGGTTGGAGCCGTTTGCGAAGGCTTTCGCCCAGATGGGGCGGCTCGTCGAGATGCATCACCCTTGGATCGACTTGTCGCCGCGCAACTACGGCGGCGTGCTGGAGAAACCGTTAGAGACAGAATACTTCCGCCGAGCCGCTTTCCTTCTCCAAGGTGGAACAGGGAAAGGGGCCTCAAACGCCAGTCCAAGCCCGCCGGACGCTACGCGTCACGGCTCTAACCCCACCTCAGAGTCTTCTGGAAAGGAAAGCTGATGAGCCACCACGGACGCGACGAACCAATCTCGGAAGACCTTCGCCGAAAACTCCTCGACACGACTTCTTTCCGGGGCGCGGTCGGCAGCTATCCCGAAGGGAAGTTAACGGCATCTGATGAGGGCGCGCTGCAATTCGCCGTCGCCCACAAGGACGGCAAGGTTGTTCTCGGAACGCCTGTCGCGTGGGTGGGCATGAACCCGCAGCAGGCCGCAGACTTGGCGATGTCGATCCTTCAGCACGCGCGGACGGCGGGTCGCGAGAGCGGCAACCTCGTCCACTTCGCCTTGGAGATTTGAGGTGTTCGTCATCTTCGATCTCGACGGCACGCTGGCGCTTACCAAGCACCGCGAACACTTCCTGAGGCAGGAGCCGAAGGACTGGCGCGGGTTCTATGCGGCCTGTGACGGCGACGCGCCGTGCCATCCGCTGATCCTGGCGGCGCAGGCGCTCTGGAGCATCGGCCATGAGGTGGAAATCTGGTCGGGGCGCTCGGGCGAAGTGCTCGACAAGACGCTTGCGTGGCTGGAGGCGCATGACCTTCGCCACCTGAAGATCAGGATGCGACCTGAAGGCGATCACCGCCCGGACACGGTTTTGAAGGCCGCGTGGCTGGACGCTGAGCCAGCGCCGCCCGACCTCGTGTTCGAGGACCGCGCATCGATGGTGGCCATGTACCGCGAGCGCGGCATCGTCTGCGCTCAGGTCGCGCCGGGAGATTTCTGATGACCCACTCCCTTCTCCGCGCGAGCCCCGCAAGAGGTCCGTCACGTCGTCTGGATGAACAAGAAAACAGCTCCACTTCTACCGACAAGCAGGATCAGAAACCATCTTCTCTGCTCGCTTGGCCAGCATTCTTCCCCAATCAGCTTCCAGGGCTGCCCATGAGAGGAAATCGGCTTGCGCCTGCCGCTCAGCATCGGTGACCGCCTGTAC